TCAAAGCATCTGTTTCTTTGATACTCTATACCTAAATCCTGACAACGCCTTCGACCAGTAGCCTCATCAACTTGCCATATAGCAAACGCACAACGTACACCATCAACTAATGCTGACGTACCTCTAATCATATTCCTTGCTTGTTCTGGAGATGCAACTGCCACATCATCTTTAATCTTTGTCATGTGGTGACACATCATCACAGAAGCTCCAGTTTCTGTAGCCACTTGTGCCAGTAAACCAGTTAGTGCAGCTCCTGCTGCTGGATCAGAGTTTACATCAGCATGAACGAATGATGCTAACGGATCAAACACGATTAACTTTAAGTTATTCATCTGTATAATCTGTGCATATATCTTCTCAAACTCAACGCTAGTCTTGTATCCGTCACTGGTCTCTTGCAGTATTGGGAACACACCACCAACATTAGGAAGAGATACAATTCTAAACGCTCAATTCTCCTGTGCATTTCGCCTTCGTCATCTTCTGCTGTAAAGATAATTGTATTGCCAAACTCTGTAATATGATCCCCGAAAGCACTTGTCATCGGCTGACCACTAGATACTTTCATAGCCAAATCCAATGTCATCATGCCTTTACCCGCATCTCCAGCCGCTGAAAATATAATTGGCACACCTAATGGCAACGTATCTCCGATTAAAAACTTTTGTTCAGGAGCCTGACCCTGAAATCTTTTAATCAATAGACTTTCGTCCAGTAAGTTAATTGTTTTCTTTACATGCTTTATTGTTGTGTTGAGAAAGTTAGCAATGTCAAAGCTCTCTGCAATTGCATCCGCTGCATCCCATCTTTCTGGTTTACCCGCTGGTGGAGTTAACATTGTCACTGACCTAGCACCTGCATTCATGGCTAAATCTTGTACCAGTTCGGCAACTTTCTTACCTGCATTATCGTTGTCGGGCCAAATTGTTAGTTCTTTGCCATGCAACGGTGAGAAGTCAAACTGACTGGCTGACTTACGAGATAACATACCCGCTCCGCCCATAGTACATGTAGCTGTAAAACCTAGTTCATTAAGAGCATCAGCACACTTCTCGCCTTCTACCCAGATAACCTTATCTGAAGCAGAAATGTTCGGTATATTATATAGCGGTCTGACATCAGGCATTTTAGGATATGGATTAGTACCAGTAAACTGACGAAACTCTTTCTTAGGTTTACCGTGATCGTCCATTACAGGATTACCCGCACCGTCTCTCATGTTGTATCGTCTGACCATACATATGACTTCTCCATCTAAACTAAGGTACAAATGTTCGGTATCATATGGCGTATTTAGATTAATCTGCTGGCGCAAAGACCTGTTAATAATCGGTGGATCAGACTGTTCATCTCTTACAAACCTTGGCGAATCGTCCAGATAGTTTCCGAACAATTCTTTAATTTCAGGAAGACGCATGCCACGACCTTCCATTAATATCTTTACAATACCCCCGATGCCTGACGCACCGTTGAAGTCCTGACCCTTCATAAAGTATGGTGATCTGGGATTTATATCTATCTTTAACGATTGCCCAGCTTCTCCTGATAATGATCCGATGGAGAATTGATCGCCACGAATCACACCGTTTGGATATGTGTTTCTAAGCTCATTTATCTGTACTTCTGGCGGTACTTTTTGGCTAATTAGTTCTACTAGTTCATGCGAGTTCAACTCACGATTTTTATTGCCAAGTCTTATTATACTCATTATTATATCCTTACTTCGTTGGCTGAAGTTATAGGCGACATTTGTTTGTTTCTCTACGTCTCATGTCGCCTATTTTAACTCCAACATCTATCTTGAAACTCACACCATTTACAATCAAAAAAGTCTCTTGAGAATGCTACTCTAGGTAAAATTTCATTTGCTTTTGTTGCTTCTAAAATATTCACTGCCTTGTCACTAATCTCTTGTGCCAAGACTTTATCAAAGGGAACAAGTTCATAATATATCTGACTTGTATTTTTATTTAGTACGGTAAATAGACATGGATGCTCTGTTAAGTTCATGTACGCCTGGTACAGAGCTATTTGAGCTGCGTAAACTGGATTAGTTCTAGCTACGCCTTTCATCATAAATTCTCTAAACTTTTTATCATTGGCTGACTTATTCTCCCACAAACACGGATACCCCATGTCCACGGAGCCTCCACATATTACACCATCTATATGACCTTTTATCTCCCCATCTGCGATAGAAAAACCAAATTGTTCGCCTTTTTTGTCTTCTGTACGCAAATCAAACTTAGCATTTTTTAACCATAGTGCAACATCATCTTCAATTTGATGACCAAACTGAAAGATTCTCAAGGTATTTGCACTGAAGTCACGACCCTCATCAGCTTCGTGACCCATGTATCTATATTGTATTTTTCTAGAGCATGATTCGCCAAGAGATGAGCCACCTAGATAAGTTCTCTTACTTCTTTTTTTATTTTCTTGTACGATACTTTCGTCTAAAGCATCTGATATTTGTTCTATTATTTGTTTAGAAGGGAGCATTGCCACCTCCTGACCATGATTTATCCGAGTATTGAAAGTGGATACGAGCAATATGTTCTCCATCGTAAAACTCGCCTATGTCAGACGATAATTGAATGTTGGATATTATACCAACAACTTCGTCTTCTGACAAATCACACAACTTTTTATCCCAACCGACTTCCGAACAAATCCTAGCAAATCTATTTAATGGATGGTTATCTGACATTCATCGTCCTCCTGAATGTAAAAATGTAGATCGAATGTTGTTCCAAAATAATGAACAACTGCCTTACCACTGACTACGTTATCAAGTTCGCCACAAGTATCCATTATGGCATTATTAATGTATTCCATAAGTTCTTCTTTGTCGCAGTCAAGATCAACAGGAACAAACATCTTGCCTTCCTTTTTGCTTACAGGATGCTCAAGAAATAAAGTGTAATCAACCCTGATGCTTGCCATCTTTTGCCTCTATAGCTAGTGCTGCATATCCAATAACATCAATCATATTATCTTCAACCTTTGGATTCTGACTGTTTCTAATTTGTTTGATACCTATCATACATCTGTAAATGTCATTAATATCTAAGTCTTCCTTTAGCTTCTTTCTTAATAATATGTTCCACATTGCGGCAATATTTGTATGTGTCTCATAAGCATCACCATGAGTTTTAGCTCTAGCTCCGTTTATAATTAAATCTACTTTCTTTAGTGCTTCACTTCGGTGCATTTTTTTCTCCTATGATTATAATTCTTGTGTCTATTTGATCCTTATTCCAAACATAATTCAACCAGCAAGCCGCTTTATACTTATTCCAACTGAAATCTATTGGCTTAACATCAACACCATAACGTCTTAACATTTCCGATTGCTTTGGCGTTACAGCTTCATTTAACCATCTTTTACCTTTCTTGGCAGCATCACTATCCTCAATCTTTCTTAGAAAGTCATCAGCAGACGCTATAGCTTGTTCTTTAGTACCAACACTAACAACTCTTAACTTGCCTCCTGTACGCTTTACAAGAGCTATAGAGATGTCATCTAAGTGTGCAACCATGCCAAAGCCATTAAAGCCACTGGCGCTCATACAAACACCATTGTTAAACAAGTCAATCCATCTAAACGGTGATCTATCCATAAGATCAACTTCAGTCATTACAAAGTCTTCTAATGCTTCTTTGCCTTCTGCACCAAACTCATGTCCACATATAGGACACTCACGAGATGACAATGGTACTTCTGACTGGCAATCTGGACATATTTTTGTAGGAGCTTCTCCAGCTCTTTGAGCTTCAGCTCCTTCAAGATTTACACCCTCATCTAATGATCCATGTGTAAGCACACTTGTTCCAAAGTCTAAGACTACACAATCTTTCTTGATAACGTCTGGATGTTCTTCTGGATCTATTGTTCGGAGTCCACGACCAATCATCTGCACCATTGTAGATTTGTATGAACATGGTCTTGTAAGTACAATACAACTGACAGGTGGAGCATCAAATCCTTCTGTAAGCACAGCTACATTAACAACAACTTGTATATCTCCATGTTCCAA